TCTGGTCCCATGGGTTCTCACTTTGAAAACCTAGCAGAGTACCTGGACGAAGATGACCTAGCTGACATAGGTAACACGGTCCTGGACGGATACCAGAGTGACAAGGAATCCAGATCAGAGTGGGAGCAAATCTTTGAGCGTGGGTTTGACCTACTTGGTCTCAAGCTAGAAGAAACCACAGAACCCTTTGACGGTGCCTGCACAGCGGTACACCCTCTCCTGATAGAATCAGTTGTCAAGTTCCAGAGCAAAGCCTCTCAAGAACTCTTCCCCTCTGGTGGACCTGTAAAGTCTCAGATCATAGGAGCTTCCACCATTGAGCGCGAGAAACAAGCTCAACGTGTCAAGAACTTTATGAACTACCAGCTGACACAGCAGATGCCAGAATACTTTGAAGAGCAAGAACGCCTTCTCTTTCACCTCCCGGTGATGGGGTCTTCCTTTAAGAAAATTTACTATGATCAGTTGATGGAAAGACCAGTGTCAGAGCTGGTACCCGTGGACCACTTCTATGTCTCGTACAATGCCAGAGACCTCAGAACAGCCAGCAGGTATACTCACCTTATCTTCCGTTCAGAGAATGATTTCAGAAAGGACGTTGTCTCTGGTATGTACCGGGACATTGAACTGTCAAAGCCTACTGCTCCTGATCTACCAGAGATGACCCAGAAGATGGACGAGATCATGGGCATTGCCTCCGGGGGCATGGACCTGGAAGACCCTCAGTACGTTCTCCTGGAACAACACTGCTACCTTGACCTTCCAGAACCCTATAATGATCCAGACGGAATAGCCCACCCTTACATTGTAACCATAGAGGAGACCAGTAAGAAGGTTCTCTGTATCACTAGAAACTACAAAGAGGACGATCCCAAGAAACAAAAGAAGCTGCACTTTATCCACTACAAGTACGTACCAGGGTTTGGTTTTTATGGTCTTGGTCTTATTCACTTCCTGGGTAACCTGACCATGACAGCCACCACTGCCATGCGCTCTCTGATAGACGCAGGACAGTTTGCCAACCTTCCCGGTGGCTTCAAGGCCAGAGGTGTAAGACTGGTGGGAGACAATGAACCAATTGCCCCCGGTGAGTTCAAGGAAGTGGAGAGCACAGGTATTGACCTGAACAAGGCCATTGTAACCCTCCCCTATAAAGAACCTTCTCAGACCCTGATGGGCATGATGCAGTTTGTCATAGGAGCAGGGCAGAAGTTTGCAGACTCCACAGAACAGGTCATTGCAGATTCTAAGAACTCTGGACCCGTGGGAACCACCATGGCTCTCTTGGAAGCTTCTTCAAAGTTTTTCTCTGCTATTCACAAGCGGCTTCACAATGCACAGAAAGATGAGTTTGCAGTTCTAGCTCAGATAAACTATGACTACCTACCTGCTGATTACCCTTACGAGGTAGTAGGAGGAGACCAGAAGGTATTCAAACAGGACTTTGACGGGAGAATTGATATCATTCCTGTCTCTGACCCCAACATCCCGTCCTCTGCACACCGTATGGCACTGGGACAACTGGCAATTCAGCTTGCCAGTCAGACTCCTCCCGGTACTTTCAACATGCCTGCGCTCTACAGAGAGGTTCTGACAGCTGCCAACTTCCCAAACCTGGACGAAATCCTCCCGCCGGACCAGAAACCAGAGCCCAGAGACCCCCTGGCAGACATAATGGCGGCTACCAAGGGCCTACCCATAGCTGCTTTCCCTGGTCAGAACCACGAAGCGCACATTCAGTTCAAAACTTCCTTCCTAAAGGACCCTGCCACCGGGGCAAACCCCATGATGAAGCAGATTGTACCCATAATCAACGCAAATATCCGAGATCACATGATTATGAAGTACCAAGAGCAGGTTCTGGGCATGGTAGAAGCCTCTGGAGTGGCCAATGACCCTCAAACCACGGAGATGGTCATGGCNCAGGCCGCAGAAGAGGTGGCAAATGCCAACGCTGCCATGGGCGTGGCCCAAAGTCCAGAACAACAGATGCTCCTNCTGGAGAAAGAGCGNNTNGAGTTTGACAGAGAGAAGGCACAGGCCGAAACCCTGAAAGATTCTGCAGAAATTGCCCTGAAACAGCGTGACATGAACCTCAGAGAGAAAGAGAACATGAACGATCTAGTTATGAACGTGGGCAAGATGGAAACAGAGGAACGTAGAGACAACCTCAAGGCCCTGGAAAGTGCTGCCAAGCTAGAACTGGACCGTGACAAGGCAGAGGATAATAGTGAGATCAAGGCAGCGGACACTGCCATGAAGGCTCTGCTAAGTATGGCGCAGAAACAGTAAGGAACTTTATATAATGGTAGAATCCGCTAGAGTAGACAAGCATACTGGCTCAGAGCACAGGTTAACAGAGTCTGAAATAATGGACTTGATTGGTCAGAGCCAGAAACTTGTAAAGAAAGAATCAGAGGATAGGCTTGCTGATACCTATGGTTCTGCTGCTCCTCTTTTTGGCCCTGGAGGGGCTCACACACCCGGCGTAACAAAAGGACTGGTAGCTACACCACAAGTACAAGAAGCAGAGGAAGGTTCTATGTTTGATTTCAATATGGACGATATCACAAAGTATATTTCTAATCTTTTTTCTTCTTCTCCCCCTGCTATTGAAGAGCCAGTTTCTAGAACAGAGGTAAGGTCTTCTCCGAGCCTAGAAGTAGAGGAAGACGGAGGGCCTCCAGCCGATGATTCTTTTGACGAGGCTATTCTACACACCATTAGGTACTACGAAGGGGCTCCTATACTAAAGGCAAGAAAGCCTGTAAAAGGCGATCCTTATACAGTGGGCTACGGAAGAACCAGAGATGACCAGGGAAACCTTATAAAGAAAGGGGCTAAGATTACAGAGGAACAGGCAGACAGGTACCTCAGAGAAGACGTAAAAAAGCGTATGCCCGAGCTTCGTAAAGCTTACCCTGATTTTAATTCTTACCCTGCGGAAGTACAGCAACATATAGCTTCTTCTTACTACAGAGGGACACTGACTCCTTCTCACAGCCCCAAGACCAGAAAGTTAATAAACGCGGGGAAGTTTAAAGAAGCTGCTGCAGAGCTACTGGATAACGATGAGTATAGAAATGCTAAGAAGAACAATAGAGCAGGTATCAGAAATAGAATGGAAGATACTGCCACTGCTCTTCTAAGCATGGAGCCTGCTAAACAAGCTGCCACAGGTGGTAGAATGTCCAGTAACCCTAACCCTTATGAACCGAAAGCTATTTAGTATGCCCCTGACCCCTGGTAAAAGTAAGAAAGCCATCACAGCTAACATTAAAAAATTAAGAGGAGAAGGCTACCCACAGGAGCAAGCTGTGGCCATTGCCATGTCTACCTCTAAGCAATCTAAAAAAAGACCTTCTAAAAAAAAGCGTAGGATGACCAGATCAAAGACAGTATAATAACCTTACAATGGATATGTTCCAAGAAATTAAAGAAGCTTTTTCAGAGCAACAGGAAAGGTTAAAAGTTTTGCTTGCAACAGGCCAGGTGGAAGACTATAACCAATATAAGCAACTGGTGGGAACTATCTCAGGAATTGAGTGGGCTTCCACAGAGCTAGGCCGTATTATCAACAATAGAATGGAGAGAGAAGACAGCTATGATTAATCCTCAACTAGGCGGGGCTATTACAAATGATGCGTGGATTACAAAGAATGATGTACCAGACCCAAAGGTTCTTCCAGACCTTCCCGGTTATCATGTTCTTGTCCGACCAACCTCTATTAAAGAAAAGACAAAGGGAGGTATCCTTCTACCAGAGAAAGCCAGAGATGATATTGCCTACCTCACCACTGTTGGCAGAGTTCTTAAAGTAGGAACGCTGGCCTACGAAGACCCATCTAAGTTTCTTGCTGGGGCTTGGTGCAGAGAAGGTGACTACGTATGTTATCAGAAGCTCACAGGCACCAAGTTTGTCTACAAAGGGGTAAAGCTCCTTCTTATCTTTGATGATCAGGTCCTGATGAGAATCTCTGACCCAGAAGATTTAGACACTACGCTTGTATTAGGCAACTAAGTATGGTAATAATACTAGTATGACTTGCGTAATCTTAGTTTCGCAACTATGGAGAAATATAAATGATTGAAGATCAAGAAGAAGTAAAAGAAAACGTAGCAGAAGAGCTAACCGACTGGAACGAAGTTGACGTATCTCCCTCTTCTGAAAAAGAAAAAATAGAATTTGAGATTGAAGACGCTGCAGAAGAAGTAACAGAAGCTGCCCCTGTAGAAGCAAAAGAAGAGCAAGCCAAAGAAACTCTTCCTGAACTAGACGGTATTGAGACCAAGGGCGCAGAGAAAAGAATAAGACAACTGGTCAAGCAGAAGAATGAGCGAGAAGAACGAATTGCTCAGTTAGAGTCAGAACGTCAAGGACTTATTGAAACTGTAAATGCCAGAGATAAAAATTCTGTAGACATTCACAAAAATACTTACGATGCCACAGAGCAACAGTTACAGAAGCAAACAGAATTAGCCAAGCAATCTTATCTATCTGCCTATGACGCGGGCGATAAAGAAAAAATGCTAGAGGCCCAAGAGATTTTAAGTAAGTCTCAGCTTGATCTTAACAATGTTGAGCAGAACAGGAGTCAGCTTGCTCAGTACGAAAGAACTCTAGAAGAAAGAGAACAGAGACAGAAGCAACAACAGGTCCAGCAACAGACCCAACAGCAACAGCAGAGCCAGTCCACCGAGTATGACCCACAAGCAGTGGAGTGGAGTAAGAGACCAGAGAATAAGTGGTTTGGTTCTGATAATATTATGACTGTGGCGGCTCTTACAATTGACGCACAGCTTAAAGAAGAAGGTTATAATCCAGCCTCTGACGATTTTTATTCTGAGGTGGATTCAAGAATGAGACACGAGTTTCCGCACAAGTTTAATCAGGAAGCTCCTGTAAAAAGGAATACTCAACAGGTGGTGGCAGGACAGTCGCGCAGTTCTTCTCCCGGTTCCTCTTCTAAAAAGGTAAAGCTTACTCAAGCAGATGTAAAGTTAGCCCAGAAGTGGAATATCCCTCTTGAGAAATATGCTGCTGAGAAAGCACGGGCAGACCGTGCAGCAGGAGAATATGTACCCATTGGGTAATAGCTAAGTGCGCGTAACAAAAAAAATGTAAGGAGCGTTTTTAAAGATGAGTAAAGCAAATAGTAGAGCAACAAGCACAAGGGAACTTGAATCAAAAGAATACACTTATCAAGAACCAAATTATCTTGATGTCCCTGACGTTGTTACAGAAAGATTCACCAATGAAGACATGGTTCTCCGCTGGGTGCGTATCACCCTCAAAGGTGAAGATGACTATAAGAACGTAGGTAACAAGATGACGCAGGGATGGGTATTTGTAACTCCTGAAGAAATTCCTGAGATGTTACACTCTGCCACTGTTTTAGATACTGGACGCTACACTAACTGCGTTGTACGGGGGGATGTCGCTCTAGCCAAGATGCCCCGAGGCAAAGCAGTTGCCAGAAATGATTATTACGAGGGGAAAGCAAATGACCTTATGGAGGCTGTAAATCAGCAACTTATGTCAGCTTCAACCTCTAAAATGCCCATTTCAAATAGTAGCACTTCAACTGTAACCAAGGGTAGAATGGCACAATTTCAGGCTTAAACACCTACTGTTTATTCTACTCATCTTTAAAAAGGAGAGTGTAGTATGACTGCTACAAAAGCCCTAAACGGTCTCACTCCTTCTCGTAGATACTCTGCTGGTGCCAATACCACGCAGACACGTAACTACCGTATTGCATCTGGCGCGGCTGGGAGCATCTTCACAGGTGATCTTGTCCATGTCAGAAACGGTGTTGTGTCTGTTGTAGGTAATGACTCCGGTGCCTCTGATCACCCAATCGGTGTGTTCATGGGTTGTTACTACGAAGAAGACGGTGAGCCAAAATTCCGTAAGCATTGGCCCACGGGAACATCTGCAAGCAACGCTTATGCAATTGTTTGTGATGATCCTCAAGCCACTTTTGAAGTCCAGTGTGACGCCAGTTCTTCTGTTGGCGACATCATGGAGCACAACTTTACAGTTACCCGTGGTGCGGGTTCTACCTTTACTGGTCGTTCAGGCTTCGGTCTAGACGTTGCCAGTCGTACCAGTGGTGTAGCTGCAATGTTCCGCATCATTGACTTTGTTGATACCCCAGGTAACGACATTGACGTAGCTGCAGATCGTGCCTTCCCAGTTGCGGAAGTTCAACTTATCCACCATCAGTTGACCGCTGTGTCATCTGGTGCTTAACCTGAAAGGAGCTTAGATAATGGCTATTAATAGAGCTAGTATTGCCAAGCAGCTTCTGCCAGGGCTTAATGCCGTTTTCGGTATTGAGTACGGAGAAGTTGCTGATGAATACAGTGTTCTTTATGAAGTAGAGAACTCTGACCGTGCGTTTGAAGAAGAAGTCCTCTTCACTGGCTTTGGCGAGGCACCTGTCAAAGGGTGAAGGCGCTTCTGTCCAGTATGACAATGCACAAGAAAGCTACACCTCGCGTTACACGGCAGAGACGATTGCTCTGGCCTTCTCGGTAACGGAGGAAGCTATGGAAGACAACCTCTATGACACGTTTGCCAAGCTACGTGCCAGAGGGCTTGCTCGTTCCATGGCAAGTACTAAGCAGACGAAAGCTGCTGACGTTTTCAACAATGGCTTTGGAGCTACCTTCACAGGTGGCGACGGTCAACCAATGTTTAGCGCCAGTCATCCCACCGTGGGTGATGGTGTCCAGAGTAACTTAATTGGTACTACGGGAACGGTTGATCTTTCTGAAGCTGCGTTGGAGACTGCTTTGGTGTCAATTCAGACCATCAAGGACGATAGAGGCATTCTGGTAGGAGCAAATGCAGTATCATTGCACGTTGCGCCTTCTAACCAGTTCACGGCAGACCGTGTTCTGAATAGCCCCTATCAGTCAAATACGGCTGATAATAACATCAACTCTGTAAACCATCAGGGAATGATCCCGTCTGGTTACATGGTCAACAAACGCTTTCAAGACCCAGATGCGTTCTATATTAAAACTGATGTTCCTAACGGAGCAAAGATGTTTGTAAGAGCGCCTCTTGCCACGAAGATGGAGCCTGACTTCGATACGGGTAATCTTCGTTTCAAAGCCAGAGAACGCTACAGCTTTGGTTGGTCTGATTGGAGAGGTTACTTCGGTTCACAAGGAGCCTAAGTACTTTAAT